TGGTTGGTAGAACCTCAGCAATTAGAGAGTTTTCTTCAGTAACTGGTAAAAGTTACAAAGAATTATGTAGTGCAGGTAGTTTAATTACTGCTGACACACTTAATACATGTCATCAGTATGCTAAAGAAAGAGTTAAGCATCCTGTAGACATTGTAAGTACTCCAATGACTGTAAATCAAATGCGTGAGCAAATTGATATGTATATGAATCAGCATAAAGGAATAAAGACAATAATTACTTTAGACCACACTATGTTAGTTAAAAGGGCACCTTATCAAAATAATTCATTAGATATGTTATTTGAATTAGGTGAGTTTTTTACTCAATGTAAACGTGACTATCCTTGTTTGTTTATTGCTTTATCTCAACTTAATAGGAATATTGATAACCCAGAAAGAGCAATAGATGGTAAGTATGGTAACTATATACTTGAGTCAGATATATTTGGTTCAGATGCTATGTTACAACATGCTGATACTTTGATTGGTATTAACAGACCCGCAAAACAAAAGATTAGATTTTATGGGCCTGATAGATATATAATTGAAGATGATAAAACTATAGTATTACATTTCCTTAAAGCAAGAAATGGTGATACTAGAATGAGTTTCTTTAAAGCAAAATTTGAATCAATGCAACTTGAAGAGATGCCTACTCCGGGAGTTCAAGAAAGAAGATAATATGATAAGTACTAAAAATTTAAATAATACAAAAGAAATGGCAATAACACCTGATGAACGTAAAGCTAAGGTAAGTGCTTTAAGAGAAGAGCATGAAGATTACTTCCAAACTAATGGAATAATAAATGCATTATATATCCCTAAGATGGCTTACAGGCCAAGTGGTAAAGATGAACTATATGTAAGTTTCTTTCCTAGTGAGTTTGAAAAGAATGAAGATATTTATACTGAATTTGTAAGTATAAATTATGATACAGAAGATCCAAAAAGAACTTTGTATCTTCATAAACACAATCCTCATTGGAGAGAAGAGTATGAATTAATTGAATCAAGTACTGGATTTATAAGACATATAATCCCTGTTAGTGAACTAAAAATTATAAATGATGTAACAAACAGAGGTAAATTAATTCAGGACTATGCAACTTTAAATTTGCAATTCGCAAATCCAGATTTACCAGATCCAGATAAGAAAGAGGCACCTGGATTAGTTGAAGCCTTGCTTGATATTAATAAAACACTTAAAGCAATTCAATTAACATTAAATAGTATCCTTAATAAATAAATAAATATGGCACAAAGTGTATTAATCATTGCTGACTCAGGGACAGGCAAATCAACATCAATCAGGCATTTAAATCCTGATGAAACATTTGTAATTAACATTGCAAATAAACCACTACCTTTTAAAGGTTGGAAAGGAATGTATACAGCTATTTCAAAAGATAACCCAAAAGGTAATCTTGCATCAGCTTCTTCAGCTGCTGGCGTTGTTAAAGCAGTATTACATGTTAATGAAAAAATGCCACACATCAAAACTTTGGTTGTAGATGATTGGCAGTATATGAGTTCTTTTGAATATTTTGATAGAGCAAATGAAAAAGGTTATGAAAAATTTACTCAAATTGCAGCAAACTTAGCTCAAGTAGCTAAATTACCTAAAGATTTGAGAGAGGATCTAACTGTATTCTTTTTGACTCACTCAGAAGATGCAACTGATATTAATGGAAATAGAAAAATTAAGGCAAAAACAATTGGTAAAATGATTGACAATGCTTTAACTTTGGAAGGCCTATTTTCTATAGTTTTATTTGGCAAGGTTATTAAAAATGATGATGGTGAACTTGTTTATGGTTTTGACACACAAAACAATGGAGAGAACACATGTAAATCACCCCAAGGTATGTTTGAGGAAAGCTTCATCCCAAACAACCTGCAATTTGTAAAAGATTGCATTAAAAAGTATGAAGAATAATAATAAAATCAATTAATTAAAAAAAGTAATTATGTTAAGTACTAAAGACATGTCAGCCGCTTCAGGCAAAGAGAAACCAGTAATTGGAACAGGAAATCACAAAGTAAAAATCAACTCAATTAGTTTTGATAAAACCCCTTATGATGCTCTAGCATATAACATCATCTTGCATGTAGAAACAGAACCTATAACAGGAGATTTTCAAGGATTTTTGAAAGATATGAACAAACCTGATGGTGCACGTTATGAAGGTCAAGTGGGAAGAGTAAGATATTCTCCATACCCATATAAAGACACTACATTACCAAGTGGTAAAGCAATCAGTAGAGATACTGAAGTAATGAAAGCAATGATATTTTTAGCTGAAGCTTTAGATAAAAGAGCCGGATTAGATGCTATTCAATCTAATACAATTGAAGATTGGATGGTTAAATGTGATAAATTGTTATCAGGACCAACATACGTAAATATGTGTCTTGGTGCACGTGAGTGGGAAAACACTGAAGGTTATGTAAACAATGATCTTTATTTACCTAAAATTAGTAAAGAAGGTGTGCCTGTAGAAGCATTGAATGTTGAAAATTCTAAATTATTAATTTTTGATAGCAATAATCCTAATCATTTGAGAAAAGTAGATAAGAAAAATTCACCTACAACAAGTAATTTTGAGCCTGCTTCAACTGGTTCTGGTGATGATTTTGATTTGTAATAATTAATTTAATTATGGGGCTGGCAATAATATGTCAGTCCCATTTTTATTTATACTCAGTATGTTTAACACAAAAAATTTAGTATTAGAAGATTCAGATGTTCCTAGCTATTGGGTATTTCAATATTATTTAAATTTATCAGAACCCCTGACAGGTCAGGATGTGAAGATTAGATCAATCTTTAATCCTAATGATAAAACTCCTAGCTTTTGTATATATGTAGATAAATCTATGAGTGTATATAAATTCAAGGATTTTTCAACTGGTAAAAATGGCAATAAAGTAGACTTGATTAAACTTATGTTTAATATGGAATATAAAGATGCTGTTAGAAAAATAGTGGAAGATTACAACAACTATGTTAAAACAACTGATTTTGAACAAATTTCTTTTAAAGCTCAAGCAAAATGGGAAATTGATTTTGTTAATACAAGACAGTGGACTGAAAATGATGGCAGATATTGGTTAAACTTTAGGATAGGTTCTAACCTATTAAAAGAATATAATGTGAAACCTATTGATTATTACAATTTAATTAAAGAAGAAGCAGGTGATGTTAAGAAGTTAAAGATTGAAGGTCACTCTATTTATGGATATTTTGATAAAAATGATGAGTTGTATAAAATATATCAACCATCAAGCAAACATAAATTTCATAAAGTAAATTCATACCTTCAAGGTTTTGATCAATTAACTTACACTCAACCTTATTTAGTAATTTGTTCATCATTAAAAGATGCTCTGTGTCTTAAAAGTATTGGTTATAATATTGAAGTACTGGCACCAGACAGTGAGAATACAATAATCAAACCTCATGTTATTGAGCATTTAAAAAAAAAATATAAAAAGGTAGTCACATTCTTTGATAATGATACTGCAGGTAGTCTGGCAATTGATAAGTATAAAACTTTATATGATTTAGATGGCTTTGCATTACCTTTATCTAAAGATATTAGTGATTCTATGCGTGAATATGGTTTTGATATTGTACATCAAACATTAAAACCATTACTTAAAGAAATTTTAAACAAATAAATAAATGAAATGGTTCATACCGGGCTCAGTCCCAAGTAGTAAAAATGGTAGAAGATGGACCGGCAAGTACTTTATTGCAAGTAAAACTGTTGTAAATTATAGAAAAATAGCTAAAGATTATTATGCAAAATATGCTGATGAATTTAAAGCTGAATTGGCTAAACATCAACCACCTGTAAGTATCCAATTTACATTTATCAGAGGCAGCAAACACAAGTTTGATTATATTAATCCTGCACAAACAGTGCAAGATGATATGGTCACATTTGGTTGGATTGAAGATGATAATGCAGATTGTATACTGCCTGTATTTGTAGAGTACAAATATGACAAAGTTAATCCTGGAGTAATTATAGAAATTTTACCAGATGGCAAGAATAACAGTTAAAGAGTTTTTTTCATTACGTGAAATGTTCATGGGTTTAGATGAAGACTTTGAATTAGCTTTAGAAAACTATAAAAACTTAGATTTTGATGACAAAGAGATTTTAGATTTATTATTTACTAAATCAATGTTGTTTGAAAAAAGGGTGCGTTTTATTCTAGCAATTCATAAAACTTATACATCTGAACAATTAATTGGTAAAAACATTAATGCTGTAGTAAAAAGTACAGGAGACTATGTTGTTTACAAAAAAATATTATTAAAAATATTATATCCAGAAAAATGATAAATATTCAAGATGGTGTTGCAAGAACCACCAAGACTTTAATTTTAGATGAGCCCTTTTACGGGCTTTTTTTAATTGGTATAAATAAACAATTCAGTGAGCGTATACCTACTGCAGGTGTAAGTAAACATGGAATTGGTATGCAGTTAACAATCAACCCTAATTTCTTCACTGATTTGAGTGAACCACATAGAGTTGGATTGATTAAGCATGAATTGTTGCATATAGCATTTGGACATCTATTGATGAGAGATCTTTATTCTGATCACAAGTTATTTAACATAGCTGCTGACTTAGAGATCAATCAATATATTAGTTCAAACATGCTACCAGACGGTGGATTATTACTAAGTAGTTTTCCTGAATTAAATCTTCCTAAAAAAGCAGGAACAAAAGTTTATTATGAATTATTAGAACAGGCCAGAGAAGATGGAACATCTCCTTCATTAGATTCATTAATGGATCAAATGGATGGTGAATCAGAGTATTGCCACAGTACGTGGAAAGAATTTGATGAGTTACCTGAAGCTGATAAAAAACTTGTTCAAAAGCAAATAGACCATCAGTTAAAAGAAGCTGCAGAACAAACTCAAAAGAAACAAGGATCTATTCCTGGTGAGTTAAGTGAATTAATTACAAAGTTATTTCACATTGAACCAGCTAAATTTGATTGGAAAGCTTATTTAAGAAGATTTGTTGGAAACTCATCTGTAGTATACACTAAAAAGTTGAGACGTAAGTACAATAAGAGATATGCAGAAAACCCAGGACTAAAGATTAAATTTAAAAATCATATTCTTGTTGGTATTGACACATCTGGATCTGTAAATACATCAGAACTTAAAGAGTTTTACAATGAGTTATGTCATATGACTAAAACAGGACACAAAATTACTGTTGCACAATGTGATACAACACTTAGAACTGTAGAAGAGTTTAATCCAAAAAAAGATTGGGCTATACATGGTAGAGGTGGAACAAGTTTCCAACCTGTAATTGACCACTATAATGAAAAGAAGTGTTATACAGCACTAATATATTTGACAGATGGTGAAGCTTATGCTCCATCAGGTTGTCCAAACAATGCTCTATGGGTATTAAGTAGTATTTCCACAATGAATGATGAATTACCAGGTAAGGTTATTAAACTAAATTAATATGGGAAGATATTATTCAGGAGACATAGAAGGTAAGTTTGCTTTTGGTATACAAAATAGTAATGCTGCTGATAGATTTGGTGTAACAGGTCAAATACCAAATTTTATAGAATATTATTATGATGAAGATAATCTAGATGAACTAAAAGAAGAATTAAATAACATTGAAGATGCTTTTAGTGAACATAAAACGGCATTAAAAACATATTTTGATCTATACAAAACACAAGATGATGCTCCGTTATCTTTTGTTTTATATATAAAAGAAGGTGGTTTACCTGAATTAACAGAAAGTCAACTTTCAGAATACTATGATTATCTTTTAGGGAGAAAAATATTAGATTGTATACAAGAAACAGGATCATGCACATTTGATGCAGAATTATAAATTAAATTAATAGAAAAAAACATGGCACAAGTAAATTTAAATGTAACAGAATTAAAAGGGTTTGTAAATCACATTATTACAAACAATAGATTTTTACAAGCACAAGGTAAACAATCTGTATCAGTAGAAGTATTAGGAGAATCAGGAATTGGTAAAACATCTACCATTGTTGAGCTAGCTAAAGAAAACAACTTAAACTTTGTTAAGGTTAACCTTGCACAGATAGAAGAGTTGGGTGACTTAGTAGGATTCCCAGTACGTCAATTTCAAATGTATAAAGAAACAAGAGTTTCAGAGCCTAAAATAGATGATTTATCCTATACTGCAGCACAAAGATCAGCTGCATCATCAGACCTTGCCAATATCCAAACGGGAGCTACTAAAAAAGTTGGTTTATGGGTTGATGAACTTGCAGTTCAAGAATATCTAAAAAATGGATATAAAATGACAGGTAAGAACAGGATGTCTTATTGTCCACCAGAGTGGATTGCTGATAAAAAAGATGGTGGTATCTTATTACTAGATGACTGGAACCGTGCTGACACAAGATTTATTCAAGCAGTTATGGAGTTAATAGATAGACAAACTTATATCTCTTGGACATTACCAAAAGATTGGCATATCATATTAACAGCAAACCCAGATAATGGTGAGTATATGGTAAACTCAGTGGATGCTGCGCAAAAGACAAGATATGTTACAGCAAACCTTAAGTTTGATGTTAATGTATGGGCACAGTGGGCAGAAGAAGCAGGTATTGACTCAAGATGTATTAACTTCTTGTTGTTACACCCAGAGTTAGTTACACTAGAAACAAATGCAAGATCAATCACAACATTCTTCAATGCTATATCTAGCTTTGATAACTTTGAATCAAACTTATCATTGATCCAAATGATTGGTGAAGGTTCTGTTGGAGATGCTTTTGCTTCTATGTTTACTACATTTATTAACAACAAACTGGACAAATTGGTAACACCTAAAGATTTATTGACTCATGATAATGAATCATATATTCTAGGTGAATTAAGAGGTTGTATTGGTAAAGATGATTCATACCGCGCAGATATTGCTGCTACATTAGCAACAAGGTTAGCTAACTACTCAGTTGTTTACAGTAAAGATAATACTGTAAGTCAAAAGGTTACTGATAGATTAATAGCTCTTTGTACTAAAGACTATTTTACCAATGATCTTAAGTACTTAATTGTACGTACAATCTTTAATGGTAACAAACAGAAGTTTAACAAAATGATGATGAATCCAGATATCATCAAAATGACAATGAAATAAGATGGCAAGTAAATCAGTTTATCAATCATATGATACTGCTGCTTTAAATCATTTTGGATTAGATAGTGCCCCATATTATGGGGTTCTATCATCCATTGTGGTTGAAAGTTTGTTAGTCACTCAAGATGAAACTACATTCAAAAAAATACAAAATATATTAACATCTAGTACTGAAGATAGTACAACTTTTAAAACCAAAAAGAAAGCTTTTGTATTACCTAAGTGTAATGTTTCATTAGATAGGATTAAATCTGCTTTAAAAGAACATGGTATAGGTGTAACCAATGATTATGAATTAGCTGACTTGATTGTTACTCATGAAGATATTTATCAAAGGTTTGAAAGTGGAGAAAACATTAAGTCAACTATAATGATGGCCAAGTTATGGAATTATCAAACACTTGAAAATACAAATGGTACAATCTTATCTGTAGACCGTTATCCAGGAGATGTAATTTATGATGGTAACTTATCCGGTAGAGTGAGATATTATAATTGCACTACTGGAGAATCATTATATGATGAATGGATGATTACTGGTATGGCTATAAATCTTGCTCATAAAATTGATACAGGTTTAGTAGGAACAATTGATGTAGA